CAGTCCTTACCACGCCGTATTTATTCTGCTGATTACTCTTTGTCTGTATCGAACTTGTCGGCTTACGGGCAAGTGCAATCGAAGAAGCAAAGTTTTCCCTAAACCACGAAAATAGTTCTTCATCGGTATCTTCCACAAGCAACTTACACCCGTAATACTTAGCAATTTTAAACAGATTATTGTAAAAAATACTTTTACCAACTAACCTTTTTCCTGCCTCATACACCGTGCCTTGCGGTCTATCCTCATATACCAATATTGGCATCTCACATTCCTCACCGATATTCAAGAAACGCTTGTATATCACACATGCGCCTTTGGAATCACTTTCCACCGTTGCCTCTTTTGTGTAAGGGTCAACGCCGCCGCAATAAAGATTTTTGTAAGGTATCTCTTTTGGGTGTTCCAATATTTTGATATTGCCTTTTTCGGTAGCTACCCATTCCACTTCGCCGCCAAAACGCCCATTCGCCCACTTTAACTCCCCTATCTCAATTTCAGATATTTCCTTTGTTCGTGGGTTAAAATGCGGGTGTGTCTTTAAAAACTGTATTTGTGGATTAATGATTTGCAGTGGTAATAAACCGCCCGACTTACGCATCCAACAGTGTGCAGGTTCGGAAGGGCTTTCTTGTTGCACCTTCGCTAAGCCAACAGGGTCGTTTTTGTATTTATCGTAAATAGCATCAATTTCCGCCTGTCCTTTCGCCTCATCAACCTTGCCTGTCTTATAATCCATATACCTGAAAATTGCCTTTCTTTTCGGTATAAACATTTGGATTAAGTTGAACTTATCGCAGTTGTCGAACATTTCCTCATAGTCCGCATCCTTACTGGCAAAAGCCTTCGCCGTTCCCGCATATATCGGACAACCAAACTGTATCAAATCCGATTCATACGAAGCTTTGTTTAAGATATGAATATTCTTCAATCCATTTATCAAACCACACTCGTCAATAAAAGTCCACGATAAGCGGAAAGAGTTTAGTTGATTGGGTTTTCTATTTAAACTATCTTTGAAGTGGATAATACTTTTTAACCCCAACTCTTTATCAATCGTCTTTTTCCCCTGCCCTGTTATCTCATGCGACACAAACCCGAAACGCCACAACTCTTTATTTTCATCAATCATGTCACTTCGTAATTCATCGGGTAACTCGTTATAGGCTAAACTCAAAACCTCTTTTGCTGCCTTAATTTCATCCTCCGAACCCGTTGCAATAGCAACTTCCGAAGCCTCAAAAAAAACTACCTCATGCAAGATTGTCATACAAACAGAGGAAACCGTTGCACCTACCTCACGCGCCTTTGGCTCAATAATCCCTTTTTTGTTATACTTAGCCCTTTCAAAAGTCATGGCTATCTCATAGTCCAAGTGCCTGTAATACGGCGTTCCCGTTTCCTTACGCTGACCTGTTTTATCGTCAACCTTTATCTTACAAAAATTTAAGTAGAAATACAATCTGCCCGGAATCCAATGATAGCCTTCGGGCTGAAAACCTGCAATACAACGCCTAAACTGTTCATCCCAAAACAGGTAATACTCGGAACTTTTATCTTCCGAATACGGCATTTTTGGTATGCCATTTACAATTAGCGGTCTAAAGGCAACCTGAACGTCATACTGCATTTGTCAAATAATTTGCTATACCTTGCTGCGCTATATCGGAAACGTTATTTTCCTTGCGCCATACTTCATAAAAATTTGTAACCCTATCCCCGCGTGTCTTGCTTTCCTCAACAATCCTTTCACGCTGCTTAATTTCAAGCCGCTCAATTTCTTTCTCCGCTCTTTGCTGAATTGCCGTTGCCCTGTCAATCTTCTGCACATCTTGATTTGACGTTCCCATAGAAGTTTGCTTGTTCAACTCGCGGGTGTAAACGTCATGCAAGTTCCTTTGTGACTGCAACTGCTCACTTATCGGGTCATATTGGATAAGGGTGTATAGTTCAATCGCGGCGGTTATCGCCTCATTCATTTCAATATCTACCCCTTTCTCTTTGCGCAGTTTGTCCGCCATACGCTGTTTACGCATGTTTATCGGTTGGTTGTAAAACGGACTGTTGTAATCCGTTATCCATGCCACATAGGTCATTTCTTCCTGCGATAAGTCGCGGAATTGAGGAAACCACTTCGCCCGTTCATCAACGACATAACCCGCTTCTGTTGTTTCAAATATTAACGGTCTTATCATAGTTTACTACTTTTTAGGTCGTTTTGGCTTTTTACAGCTACACATTACCGCAAATGTATGGATAAAAAAATAAATGCACCGTTTTCTTGGTATTTGAAAAAGTTTTGTATATTTGCATCGTTAGTGGAAAAAATCTGCTAATTAGGTGTGTGAAGGCATCTATAAAGAAAAATATTTTTAACCCGTCTTTTCAACGCAGCCCTTCACCTGTCGAGAAAAGCGGGTTTTATTTTTGTATGGAATCAAAATATTTTATAAGAAAAGGGGATTTTATTCACCCTAAACACAGTCCTTATTCATCTTACAATATTCCAATTGAGGAATTACCGCTATTTGAAGGCGATGGAACAAGCCGATGGTTTGTCCACATGGTTAAAAAGAATTGGTTTACAGAAGATTATTTTTGGGATTTGGTGAATGTCGCCAAACAACTACACCCTAAAGCGAACTTTGATAAGCACATATTTCAAGCTGCCCGTGAGATTGAGTATAATTCAATACTCGAAAATCCCGACAAGTTTAAAGTCTTAACGAGATTATATTTAATTGCTGAATGACAAAAAACGCATAATGACAAGTTACGAATTGAGCCGAGCCTATTTTGATTGGAGTTTTGAAAACCCAGAGAAAATAACTCCAAACCATACTGCTATTTACTTTTTTGCAATAGAGCATTGTAATAGACTTGGGTGGAAAGATAAATTTGGTTTTCCTACTCAAATGGCTATGGAGGCTATTGGTATAAAAAAGAACCAAACATTTATAAAATATTTTAACGAATTGGTGGATTGGGGTTTTATAAAAATGGTCGAAAAGTCAAAAAATCAATATTCAGCAAACGTAATTAGCCTACAAAGTGCCATGCCAAAAAACGGCAAAGCATTAGATAAAGCACTCATCCAGCATGGGGTAAAGCAAGTGGATAGCACGGGGCAAAGCAATAGCCCTATAGATAAACAAATAACAAATAACAATAAACCAATAACAATAAAGGGAATTGATTTGCCTTTTGAAAGTAAAGACTTCAAAGATGTATGGGATATTTTAGTAGTTCAGCCAAAATGGAAAAAGAAGTCAAGAGATGCTTTACAACAATCTTTAAAAACGTTAGAAAAATATAGCGAACCTATTGCAATAGGCATGATGCAAAAAACAATAGCAAGTGGTTGGCAGGGATTGTTTGCTTTAAACGATAAAGAAATTATCGAAATAAACCAAGCAGAAGCAAAGAAAAAAATTAAAGAACGAGAAAACAATAGCGATAACCAATGGTAACAATATATCGAAACATTTACTCAAAAGACGAACCACACTACATAACAGTGGATTTAGCACTTGACAGGATAAAAACAGGTAAGAGCAAGGATTTAATAACCGAAGTTAGGGAGTGTCTGGATAAAGAACGTGCAAACAAAATAAAGCTGAATTTACCAAGTGTATGTTTTTCAGGTCAGTTTAAAACACGAACAGACGAAGGGTTAATAAAACATTCGGGATTTTTGGTTTTAGATTTTGACGAAGTAGAAGATTTGCGGGACTTCCAAACAGAGATAATCAGTAAGGAATATGTTTATGCTTGTTGGATTTCACCAAGAGCTAACGGACTAAAGGCATTGGTAAAAATCGCAAGCGACAAACACCGAGAACATTTCCAAGCAATACTTGAAGATTTCCCTACTGCTGATAAGTCAGGAATAAACGAAAGCAGGGTATGTTACGAAAGTTACGACCCCGATATTTACATAAACGAAAAGTGCAAACCGTTTACCCGCACGAAGAAGGTAGAAAAAATAGAAGTTTTTGAAAATGCTGACACTACGAAAACCATTCAAAATATTTTAACATGGTTATCTAATCGAGGAAACGCATTTGCTTCTGGTGAGAGAAATTTATTTATATTCAAGTTTGCCTCTGCTTGTTGCCGTTTCGGGGTAAACCAAGATGAAACTTTTGCATATTGCAACAATAATTTTTTAGCTAACGACAATACTTTTACAAGAACAGAATGTGAGAGAACTATAAAAAGCGCATACAAAACAAACAAATTGGGAACTGCTGTATTTCAAAATGACAGGCTTGTTGATAAAATTACTTACCAAGAAGTTGAATTAAATGCAGATATTTACAATCTTGAAATAAAGCCTAAAGACGTTATCTACGGTGAGGATGTTAAAAGTCAGGCTTTACAGCTTTACGATAACGGTTACGAAAGTGTGCAAGGTGTAGGTAATAAAGAACTTGACGAACATTTTAAACTAAAACGAGGCGAATTATCTTTAATAACAGGTATAGGTAATTACGGAAAATCAGCTTTTTTGAAGTGGTATCTTTTGCTTCACGCAGTAAAATATGGTAGAAAGTTTGCTTTGTTCCCACCAGAGGATAACCCTGCCGAAGAATTTTATTTTGATTTAGTTGAAATTTATTTGGGCTGTAACCTTACTCCATACGGGATTAATAGAAACCCAAGAAGGGAATTTGAAATGGCTTATGATTGGGTATCAAAACATTTTTTCTATATCTACCCTAAAGATGTAGCACCAACACCCGATTACATAAAAGAGCGGTTTTTAGAAATGATTATAAAAGAAAAAGTCGATGGTTGTATTATTGACCCGTTCAATCAATTAACAAACGACTACGGCAGTGTAGGCGGCAGAGATGATAAGTATTTAGAGGCTGTATTAGGGGATTTTGACAGGTTCGCAACTTTAAACCAAGTGTTTTTCTTAATCGTAGCGCATCCCAAAGGTATGCACAAGGACGGGACAGGAAACTACCCTTGCCCTGATGTTTTTGATTTATCAGGCGGCGCAATGTGGAACAATAAAATGTATAATATTTTAGTATATCACCGCCCGAATCACCAACAAGACCCTAACTCTCCTAATTGTGAAATACATACAAAAAAGATAAAAAGACAAAAGATTGTAGGGAAAAAAGGCACATTGGAAATGGAATATATTAGAAACAAAAGAAGGTTTTTTATAAACGGAGAAGATGTTTTACTATCTATTTTTAGAGGTAATACAGAGCCTCAACTTTTAGAAGAAGCCCCGTTTTAACATAAATTCGACGTTTTTACCGCTTGTATAGGTAAATTTGTCAAAAATATATTTTAAAAAAAACTTTCCCAAAAATTTGGAAATCTCAAAATAGCATTATACCTTTGTATTTCTTAACGATTTAACCTTAAATGGAAACAGTAATAAAAACCGATAAAATAAAATGCCCTGAATGTGGCAAGGTTCAGGATGCGGAAGTAACACAACGCTTAAACGCTCCCTTTGCGACCTATATAAAAAACTGCGAATGTGGTTATACGATTATGGAGAGTGAATGGGATGTGGTGAAATGAAATTGATAATAACGTTCGGGCATTGCCGAAGGCGGGGATTAATAGCACGAAAGTTAAATAGATGCAGAAAGTTGATATACATACAGAAGTTTCATCGGAGCAAGTCAGCCCCGCTTTTGGCAATGCCATGTTAGGTGCAGTGCCATTATCGGAGGTTCA